TATCTTTGTTCAGCAGGGGTGTGTGGTCAGTCTGATCTTGTAGAAGTGGTAAATGGTAAAGTACATATAACAGATTATAAAACTAATAAAGAAATTAAAGTTGAAGGCTATACAAATTGGGAAGGACTATCTCAGAAGATGTCTTTTCCTGTTAACCATCTTGATGATTGCCATTTTAATCATTATGCTCTACAGCTTAGCATGTATATGTATATTATACTTAAACATAATCCTAAACTTAGCCCAGGTATACTTACGATTCATCACATACTGTTTGAAGAAGCAGGAAGGGATAGGTTTGACAATCCTATATCTGCTCTTGATTCTGATAATAATCCTATTGTTACAGATATAGTACAATATGATCTACCCTATCTAAAAGACGAAGCTATAGCTCTTATACATTGGTTGGAAGAAAATAGACATAAACTAAAAACACATTAATGGAAAAAGAAAAAAAAGTTTTAAAGGGTGAGATTAAATATAAAGTGACATTAAATGAAGAGCAGAAAGAAGCTAAAAGACTTATTAGAGAAAATCAAATTGTGGTTATTACAGGTAGGGCAGGTTGTGGTAAAAGTCTTGTCTCTGCAATGACAGCTTTAGATTTCTTATTTAAGAAAGAATGTGATCAGATATTAGTAACAAGAGCTGCTGTAGAAGTGGGACATAGTTTAGGATTTCTACCAGGAAGCCTTAATGAAAAGTTTGATCCCTATCTAGAAGCATTCCAAGAAAATCTAATTAAGTGTTATGATAAGGTGAAAGTGGAAGAACTTATTACGTCTAAGAAAGTTAACGCTCTTCCTGTACAATTTATACGTGGTAAGACTGTAGATGATGTTCTTATTGTAGAAGAGGCACAAAATCTTACTAAAGCTGAGATGTTGGCAATTCTTACTAGACTTGGTGTACATGGTAAAATTATTATTAATGGAGATCTTGAACAAATAGATATCAGGGGATCTGGAGATAATGGACTTAGATATGTTATAGAACTATCTAAGAAGATTCCAGAAATACAATACATAAAACTTAAACATAACCATAGATCTGATCTTGTAGGTAAAATATTAGAATATGAATACTCAGGAAAATAAAATACAAACACTAGCAGAGATATTAGATGAATATGAAGCTGGTACATTAGACATGACAGAGATGGCACGTAAGTGTTATATGTCTGAAAAAGAAAAGCATTACAATAGAGTTAGTTGGGTGCATAATGGTGAATTAAAAAATCATGCTTTGCTTAGAAAAATGAATAGTAAAGATGGAAGAGATTTATTAAAAAGTTTATAATGTTAGAATTTAAAAACCCTATACCAGTTATTGTTGAAGGCCACAAAGAAGGCTATGCCATCTATGTACAAAATGGTGGTACATTTGAAAATGATATATGGTGTGTAGTATTATGTGAAGGTGGAATTGTAAGACATTATAGAAGTGATCAAATAAGAATGCATCATAATGAAACATTAGATTTAAAAAAATGAGTGATTTAAAAATAGGTGATAGAATTAAAATTGTAAAAGATAAACTTGGTAATAAGATTTTAGCAACTGTAGAGATAGATGAAATATTAATCATCACTGGTTTTTCTGATGATGGTAAAATAATGTACCATCATAACTCATTAGCTCTTCCTGTACATAGTGACATATATATAAAATTAAAAAATGATTAGATTATTTGATGTGCTGAATGGTAAAGTGATTCCAAGCGAACACTGTTATACACTTAACTTTCTTAAAGATATTATGGATGAACATCCAGAAGATCATTTAAAGATATATGCGTATTTGTTTTATATGACTTGTCCTAATCCAGATTTAAATCCTTTCTTTGATATTCCAGAACAAGACAAAGAACATTTTATATTAAAAGAAGTGGATGCTGATTTTAGTCTTGATGATGATAAAATTACATACGCTCTTGCTATGTGTAAGAGAATGTATGAAACACCTACATATAGAGCATACCAGGGTATTAAGATATTCTTAGATAATATGGCTAAGAGTATGGCAACAGAACAACTTACATTTGGTAGAGATGGATCTAGTCCTGCTCTTCTTAGAATGGCTGAGAAATATGATGCTGTGCGTCAATCATTTAAAGGTGTGTATAAAGATTTACAAGAAGAACAACAATCCACTGTAAGAGGTGGTCAAAACCTAGCATACGATCAATAAATTAAAACATATGACACAAGATTTATCTTATTTGCAAGACTGGGTATTTCATTTTAATAGCTACACAGAAACTTGGGCAGCCATTCCACGTGAAACATACAATGAATACTGGAATGATTATAAAAATGCAGGAGTTATTAGAAGCAAAAATATCAACACTCTATTAGAATTATTGCATAAAGCTAAAGGTAGTATTAATGCAATAGAGCATATTATAAATGGAGAAGGTGCAGAGTAATTTTATAGAAGTACCTACGTACAAAGATGGGCAATGGTCTGTCACTGAATTTCCTACAAGAGAGGAGTTTAGAGATTTTATATTGCCTTTATTTAAAGAACCTGGTCAATATGAGTTTGATGAATCAAGTGTAATGTTTAATGCAGAGGGACGTAAGTTTCAAAAGCAAGGATATTATTGTCATGCTCCTTTTAAAAGTAAAGACTTTTTTGCATACTGGGATAATCAAAAGAATAAGTGTCGCACTGGTATTATAGTACATAGTGGAGATAAAACATGGTATCTTACTAGAGACTATTACATGTGGCTTAACTTTCTTCCTATTTACGACAAAGAAGAAAAACGTTTTGACTTTGCTAAAATAAGAGATGCTCAATATCATATGGCTCTATATGAGATATTAGCTGAACTACATTACAAGCATGTAATTATTTTAAAGAAGCGTCAGATAGCTAGTTCGTATTTTCACATGGCTAAGCTTATTAACCAGTGGTATTTTGAAGAAGGTGCTGTATTAAAGATAGGAGCTAGTCTTAAAGATTATATTAATGAGAAAGGATCCTGGAAGTTTCTTAATGAATATAAGAATTTCTTGAATGAACACACTGCTTGGTATAGACCAGCTGAACCAGATAAAGTGGGGGCTTGGCAACAGCAGATTAAAGTGAGGATCAATAATCGTGATACTTATAGAGGGTTAAAATCTACAATCAACTCTTACTCATTTGAGAAAGATCCTACAAATGGTGTGGGTGGACCTGTAACATATTTCTTTCATGAAGAGGCAGGTATTGCTCCTAAGATGAATGACACATATGGATTCATTAAACCTGCTCTTAAATCAGGTCATTTAATTACAGGACAGTTTATAGCAGCTGGATCAGTGGGTGATCTTGAACAATGTGAACCACTTAAAGAATATATTTTTCATCCTGAAGAAAATGGATTCTATGGTGTTGAATCAAATCTCATAGATAAGGATGGCACAATAGGAACCATTGGTTTATTTATTCCTGAACAATGGAGCATGCCTCCATACATAGATCAGTATGGTAATTCTAAAGTGGAAGAAGCTCTTGAAGCTTTAGAGACAGAGTTTGCTAGAATGAAGAAAGATATGGATCCAGCAGCATTCCAGCTCACCATATCTCAGCAACCACGTAATATAGAAGAAGCATTTGCTACAAGAAAGGTTAGTATATTTCCTCCACATTTAGTATCTAAACAATTACAACGTATTGCAGATAAACAATATGGGGTGGAATATTTAGATCTTTCAAGAAATGCAGAAGGTAAAATTATAGATAAGCAATCTAGGAAAACTCCTATTATGGAATTTCCTATATCTAAAAAAACTGATGACAAAGAAGGAGTGATATGTGTGTACGAAAGACCTGTAAAAGATCCTACGTTTGGTATGTACTATGCATCAATAGATCCTGTAGGCGAAGGTAAAACTACTACAAGTGATTCATTATGTGCTATATACATATTAAAAAATGCTGTAGAGGTTATACAAGATGGTGGTAATGGAGAAGTGACAAACTTTATAGAAAGAGATAAAATTGTAGCTAGCTGGTGTGGCAGGTTTGATGATATTAATAAAACCCATGAACGTCTAGAACTTCTTATAGAATGGTACAATGCATGGACAATAGTCGAGAATAACGTAGCTTTGTTTATACAATACATGATAAGTAGAAAAAGACAAAGATACTTAGTTCCTAAGGACATGATATTATTCTTAAAAGATTTAGGTGCAAATAGAAACGTGTTTCAACAATATGGTTGGAAGAATGTGGGTACACTTTTTAAAGGAAATCTTTTGTCTTATGGTATTGAGTTTCTTAAAGAAGAGCTTGATCATGAAACTTTACCTGATGGCACTATAGTTAAGACTATATATGGGGTGGAAAGGATACCTGATCCAATGCTTTTAAAAGAAATGCAAGCTTATAGAGAGGGTGTCAATGTGGATAGATTGGTATCATTCTGTGCTTTAGTAGCTTTTGCAAAGGTGCAACAATCTAACAGGGGCTTAGCTAAACGAGTGGAAACCACAAAACAAAACTTGGACGTGTCCCAAAAATTTAGTAAATTAAATTGGAGTCCATTTAGACATGTAGGTCAATCAAAATTAAAACCTTCAGCATATGCACAACCAAGAAGTCCCTTCAAAAATATTAGGTAGTATAACAATTTCTATTTCAGATGTAAATGCTGGTACCTACACTGATATTAATACAACAGGACCAGCTGATGTAACATATGTTATTTCTGAAAATATCACTCTAACTAATTCATAATCATGCAAATATATAACGCACTAGACCTCAAAGCTGGCAAAAAAGTTGAATACAACAAGATGGGGGTGCTTACGCAACCTATTCAATTTTTACCACAAAAAGAAAAAGATGATCAGTGGAGAGCTTGGAACCTTGACTGGTTAGAGTTTCAAGGTATGAAACAACTTAGACGTAATGCTAGACGTTTGCTTAAAAACTATAAACTAGCAAAAGGTATTATAGATCGTACTGACTATATAGTGGAAGAGAATAATGAGATGGCTGATCTTATAGATGTTCTTACTAAAGAAGATGCATCAGCTTTAGAACTTAAGTTCTATCCTATCATTCCTAGTGTAATCAATGTTCTTACAAATGAGTTTTCTAAACGTACATCAAGAATTATGTTTAGAGCAGTGGATGACACTTCTTATAATGAGATGTTAGAAAAGAAAAGACAAATGATTGAGGATGTCTTATTAGAAGATGCTAGAAATAAGATAATGACTAAGTTATCTGAAATGGGTGTTGATGCAGACTCTGAACAAGGTCAGCAACAAATGGCTCCAGAAAATTTAAAAACTCTTCCTGAAATACAAGCATATTTTACTAAAGACTATCGTTCAATGATTGAACAATGGGCCACTCATCAAATGAAAGTGGATGAAGAAAGATTTAAAATACAAGAATTAGAAGAGCGTGGATTTAGAGACATGCTTATTACAGATAGAGAGTTCTGGCATTTTAGAATGATGGAAGATGATTACGAATTAGAATTATGGAAT